ACATTCTGACAGCCATTTACGGGAAATTTTCCGGCTCCGAATTAAGCTCGGACGTTGGAGGCCGTATCTATTTGGATCAGGCCCCGGATAACTGTCAATTTCCGTATGTCGTTTATTCAGTGATTTCCGTCACCCCGGATGACGTATTCGCAAAGAAGGGCAAGCAGAGCTTGATTCAGTTTTCCCTATTCAGCGCGAACCCGTCGGCGGTTGAAATCACGGATATGCACGGGCACCTGAAGACGCTCTTTGATGACTGTTCAATGACCATAACCAGCAACACTTTATCATGGATGCACGAAGTCAACCTGACAACGATGGTTGAGGACATAACGACGGCAGAGGGCGTTCAGAGCGTGAAGCATTGGGCGGCGGATTACGAAGTGGTCACACAGGACTCATAATGGAAAAGCGACTTAGTGAAATAACCCGTGCCGAGTGGATAGCGTTTCGATGGGTTGAGGCCCCGCAAGCGATGGAAGATGAAGACAGGATTTTCATCACTGACGGCAAGCGGACGCCCGACGAAGCGGCGCAGGCAGCAGAAGACTGGGACATGACGGCAGAAGAAAGGGAAGGCGCAGCATGAATATTCTTGTAACTGCAAAATATGTTTCCGGATCGGCTAATGAAGGCGGATCGAGCCGGTTTTACAAGACGGTCATTGATACGTTGTGGGCGATGGGTCACACAGTCACCGCCACGAACAACCCGGCGGAATATACCCATATCGGATTTGACCTGATTATTTGCAGCCACGGGGAAATCCTGGACGCCATTAAAGCGAACCCGGCGCCCAAGGTCTGCATTTCACACGGCATTATTGAAGATGAAAAAATGCGCCACGGCGCGGACAGATACGTTGCAGTCAGTGAGGAAGTGCAATCATTCAACCGGGAACGCGGCTTTGAAAGCGAGGTCATACCTCAACCGATCACAATAGTGAAACAGATCAGGCCGGGGAAAGAGCTGAAAAATATCCTGATTATCCGGCACTATCCGATGACCCATGACCCGTTTGAGTTTCTGTCCGAGAAATACAATGTCATGGAAAGCGACATTGACAAACCGATTGAAGATCAAATTGCAGAAGCCGATCTCTGCATCACCTTGGGGCGCGGGGCGCTTGAATCCATGGCGCAAGGGAAACCCGTACTCGTTGCCGACAACCGGGAATACATCGGCGCGATAGGCGACGGCTATGTCAACGCCTCGAACATCAAGGAAATCGCACGCTGCAATTTTTCCGGGCGGCGGTTTAAACATCCGTTGACACGCGAATGGATTGAAAGCGAGCTGGCGAAATACAATCCGGCTGATTCTGATTTCCTTTACGATTACGTCAAAACGAACCACGAAGCGGGGAAAATCGTCGGGCGGTATCTTAAAGAAACACAGATCCATTTAATCATGCCTCTGTGGAGAAAAGAGAATGTCGGCATTTTAACCGCTGCATACAGGCCGATGCGCGTCATGTTGCATCCTATAATGTTCAGGGATGAAGCCGTGGAGTTTAACGAGCCGTGGATATTCCCGGTCATTGTTCCGATGGACTCCAAAGACTGCAAGGCGGCGCACCCCGGCACCTACAAACGGAATTGGTTTATTGAGAATTGTCAGATATTTGACGATGACTATTATGTCACCGTTGACGACGACGATATGTATGAGCCGAACGTCATGAGCGAAATCAAGGCCATGAATGATGATATTGTTATCATCTCAATGAAGCGCGGCCACAAGATACCCGTTCAGGCCGTCCCCCATCGAAGATACCCGACGAACACGCTTTTGGCCTCTCCCGACAACGTGAAAATATCATCCATCAGCGGCCAGCAGTCGTTTGTCAAAGGCAAGATATTCAAGGCGCATTTCTTTGATGATAATTCCGGCACCTGGGATGGTGAAATGGCAATGCACCACAAGGAATCAGGCGAGAAAATCACCTACCGGCCCGACCTGTTCGCGCTGTTCAATTTCTATGAACCTGGGCGCTGGGAAAAGGGGCTTAACGTGTCCTTTGGCGTAATGGTCAACGATCCCCTGCGGCTTGATATGGTGCTGAAGCAATCGCAAATCCCAAAAGGGATAAAATTGCATTTTATTCAAAACCCTGAATCGGCCACGAAGGGACTGAATCTTCTACTCGATAAAATCGAGGCGGACGGGGCGGACGTTGGTATATTGACCCATCAGGATATGTACTATCCGGCCGGATGGATTGAACAGGTCAAGGACCAGCTTTCAAAACTGCCCGAATCCTGGGTTGTTTGCGGGATCGTCGGGAAGGACATGCAGGGGCGGATCGCCGGGCAATTTCACGACAGGAGAATCCCGTTGGACTTTAACACGCTTCACCTGCACGAGTTCCCTCAACCGGCCTGTTGCTTTGATGAGTGCTGCCTCATATTTAATATGAAAAAAGGCTTTCGGTTTGATGAAACATTTGAGGGGTTTGACTTATACGGGACGCTTTGCGTATTGCAGGCATGGGAATCCGGCGGGAGCGCGTGGGTGATTGATGCGTTTGCAGAGCACTACTGCATGAGGCCGTTTTCGTGGCATCCCGATGATCTGTTTATTCGGAACTATAAACGTCTTTATGACAGGTTTAAGAATATCCGGGTTGATTCAACGGCGCTCGGACTACCCCCGGACGGGAAATTGATTTTCGATACATCGGCGGCAATAGGAGAGGAAAAAGCGGCATAAACAACAATCAGGGTTTCCCGGCGGACTGATCATCCAAAGGGGACGCAAGAACACGAAACGGAAAGCTGGTTAGAGCTAACCCTCTGCTACTTTCCGTTTTTTGTTGCCCTGAAAACACAGAACCAACAACAGGAGGTAAAGGAAAATGAAGATCACGGGAAAAGGCGGAAAAGTCATGTACGGCTCGGTCGTTGTGGCCGAACAGGTAAGCTGGTCAATGAGCGGCGTTACGATGCCGACAACCAAAGCGCCCACGGCGTTTCAGGATACCGGTATGGCGGTCAAGGAAGTGGCGGACCTGCCCGACGCCGGGACTCTTGAATTTAACGGCAACTGGGACCCGTCCAACGCGGTTCAGAAGGCCCTTCACACGGCTTGCGCGGCAGGGACACATTTGACGAACCTGTATCTCTACGCGAACACTTCGACGTTCTGGAGAGTCGGGACGGGCGGTTACATCATCGTCACGAAGTCGCAGGCAGTAACGCTGCCCCGCAACAATTTCGGCACGATTTCTTTTGCGGGCGACATTTCCACGGCGGCGATGGAACAGGTCGGCACCGGAACGTAATAAGCGGCGCGTTTAAATGCCCTACATTCAACGATCTCGGAGCGAAAGCATAAATATCCGGGGTAGAAAGGCAAAGTTTTATGACCATTTTCAACAGTAACGGCACGCCGGAAAGCAACGGGGTTTGGTTTAAATACCAAACCTCGCATTTTGACTTTGAGAAAAAGGAAACCGTGTTTGATCCTCCGGCGGATGACGCGGCGGAGTTTTGCGTTCGTTCTTTGATTCCATTCTTCACTGAGCGGATGAAAGCGCGAAAAAAGAAATCTGAATTTATCTTCAATCCGTCAACGCGGGCGATGGAGCGGGTCAGTTATTATCCTGATCCGACTCCCGAGGAAATCCAGAAAGAGCAAGAGGACGCTTGGGATTACCTAATTGTCGGGGTCAAGAATGCAAAGTGGGCGGACGGAACGCCTATTGAATGCACCCGCGCCGACAAGATCAAGCTGATGAAGATCGAGGAATTCGACTTGTTCATCGGCCACGTCCTGAAAATATTATCAGGAAGTGAAAAGAGCGAGGCGGAGGCGGTTGAAAAAAACTGATTGAAGCCACGAAGTGGCTCATGGAATACGGGCCGATTTGTGGCGACTGTAAGCGTATGTACGCAGAAAGGAATCCACCCGGTGAGGCCCCGTGTCAATCATGCCGCGTGGAGACGGTGGAAGAAAATGAGGATGCGATAAGGATATTTTTCTTGACGCAGTATCAGGTCATCATGGGGCCGCGTGGCCCCGTGGACATAAACCACATGGCCGTACATGCGGCAATGGAGCTTTACGGGATCACAGATCGGCGGCGCTGCTTTGAGAAAGTGTTGAAATTGAGCCGGTGGTGGCTGGAAGAGACAAGGCAGTCTGACAGCGAATAGGGGCGGGGAATGAGGGTTAGCAACTGGAATCCACAAAAATTTGACGGTGAAATCATGACCGCCGGGATGGATAGGCTTGAAAAGGCCGCTCAGGTCATCGCGTCCGGGGCGAGGCAGCGCGTCCCTATTGATAGCGGAAAGTTAAAAAACTCCATTCGCGTCACAAGGTTGAAAGGCGACACGCGAAGAAACATAAGAGTCTATGCCGGAAACAGGACTAAGGGCGGCGCCTACTACGCCCACATGGTCGAATATGGAACGGTAAAGATGAAGGCAAAGCCGTTTCTCCGTCCGGCATTGAACGCAGCAAAGTCACAAATTCAGGGCATTTTAAGGGGCGGTGAATAGCATGGCCGGGTCTGTTGGAACGATATTTGCAGAAATTGATTTAGATTCCAGCCGTTATCTGAAGTCGCAGCAAAAACTTCTTCAGGATGCGACAACTACAACTTTAAACATTGAACAGAACTTTAAAAATCTCGGAGTGAAGTCAAGCGCCGAAATGGACTTGATGCGTCAAAAGATCAACAACTCTTTTGAGATGATAAAGAACAGCTCCCAGGCCACGGCGAACGACATCATCCGGGCAGAGCAAGCAAAAAACGACAAGCTGAGGCAGCTTGATG